TATGCAGATGAGAATGTTATTGAACCACTTGATTCTAATGTTATAGAATAAGTAACTTCGCCATTATATTCACCAGAGAACTCTAAACTGGCAATCATAAATGAACCAGCATAAGTTCCTAAATCTGGAATGATAATATTATAGCTTTTAAATGTGGAAGCATTAAATGCTGTTCTAATTGTCTGTTCTGCTGTGCTATCTGTAAAAACTCCAGAACCACTAACAGTAATAGAAGATGTTCCAGCCTGTGCTAATAGCTTTCTGGTTTGTCCATCATCTTTGTTTGTGATATCAACAGCTTCGTCATTTAATGTTATTGATGTAGACCTTAGACCACCAATCGTTGTCATCGTTCCACTAATATCAACTTTTAACAGTAATGCTCCACCTCTTTGTGCCACCATATTTTACTCCTGTTTAATTATCAAATACTACGGCACGAAATCGTATGATACCATGTCGAGTTATACCATCGTTTTCAAGTAAAGTCCTAGCAAACTCATGTCTGATTTGAACTAGACTTGCTCCTGTAACACTTATAGCAACATTATGTAGTAAAGTATAGATTTGTGACATAATATTTTTTATTTCCTTCCTTCCTCTATACTGTGACCATACATGAATTGTCAAAGTGTGTTCATGTGCATCTACATCTTTTGCACCCATAGGACTAGCAGTTTCCTCTCCTATAACGACATAAGGATATGCCGAACCTTCTGGTACATCATCATAAACTCTGCCAGTGATGCTTGTACCATCAACATCTGTTAATGTACCCCCTGTCATTGTTGTAAACACTGATTGCTGTAGTGCAAAGCTATGTAATGCCATTATTTTATATCCCTAAACCTTGCTTTAATTTTATTTCTATTTTGCTCCAATGATGGTTGCATAAATGGTCTTGCACTCATTGTTGAAGTTCCAAACTCTAAAAAACTGGAATACTCTGCATTGCTTTGAATCTCACCACCCATACCATCAGAATAAATCTTTGCTCTAATATGACTTTTTAAATATCCTGTATCTGTCGCTGGATATGCACCTTCGACACTGGCTGTATGAGTTCTTCTGGGGTTGTACTTTTCATAAACTTCGCCCTGTCCACGAACACTTATGCCTTCTATTACTGTGCCTAAAACATCATAAACTGATCTATCAACAGCTTGTTGAAATTTTCTTTGCACCTTTTTTTCATAATGTTTGTACTTTGGATTTTTAGAAACGACTTTGACATTAACATTTACCATTATGTCGCTACCCCCTCAACACATTGTATATTAAGATATTTGTTTCTATCATTAACATTTAAAACTCTTTTTATGTTAAAAGTTCTGGTTGTATTAGTGTCTGGTCTATATTGTATTCTGTTTTTATGGCTTACATCTGTTCTATATCTTATCTTGATAATGTGTGTAATATTTTCTTCTAATTGATCTCCAAATAATTTTTCTGTTCCTGTTTTAGGTATTATTTGACCAAATGTTTGAAAACTGTCGCTAAAACTCACAGCTTGTGAACCACCACCATCAGAAGTTCTACTTTGTGATTGAAAGTGTAATCTTCTGTTCATTTTGCCTATTGTCATCGATATCTACCATTAGCTCCAAAGTATGAATTTGAAAATTGAGTAGTCCTATAAGGCTGTAAAAGATTTTTTAGTGATTGTGGCAATCTTGGATTTCCTGTTTCCAGTTCACCTCTATGCTCATAATTAAATGTAATATATTGTAACATTGCTAGTCGTAAGGCTTCTGGAACACTAGCACCAGTTGCACCATATCCAGCTATATAAGTGACCTCAACTGCATTTCCTACCCTTAGAGCCGTTGGAAATGTCTCTCCTTGCCTTAAAATTATCCTAGCTGGTTCTCTTACAGTATCGACATAATACTTAGATGATGCAAAAGTGCTTTCTGTATCACTATCATCATAATATTTGACATTTGAAACCGATACAACTGGTGGTCTTGGTAATTCAATATATCTTTTTCTTAAAGTTAAGTCTGGACCTGTCCGTAATCCTTCATGTAGTGGGATATCATATTCGTCTATGCTATCAATGCTCATCTTTAAAGTTCTATTGATTAATGCTCTTCCTGTGTAGTTTTCAACAAAATTAGTTGATGCCAGAATAAGATTTTTGATAACTCTTGTATCTACTTGTTCATCTAATCTTAAATATTCTACAGTTTCACTAAACGAAACTGCATCATCAACTGCTTCTGTAACTACACTTATACCAGCCATTATTTTTTCCTTTTTGTATCTCCGATTTCAGCTACGTTAAAATTATCAGCTTTTTCTAATTTTTCTACTTTTTCTTGTAAATCTTTTATTAATATATTTGCCAATCTTAAATCTGCACCTTTTTGTATTGCATCATTCATGGCTCTATCTCTTTGTTCTACTATTTCTTGTACAATCGCTTGATGTACTTTTTGGTCTATCTTTTGATTTTCCATTTTTACTCCTTATGTTTTACTCAATTTTACCAGTTTCTGGGTTAAATGTTTTACCCACAGATTTTTTAGAATTTTGCCATTCTGTAATTTGGTCTGTCATTAAAGCATATGCATCTTTTACATATTCATCATCTGTTTTATCTTTGACGATTTCTAAATATTTAGTGATACAATAACCACCTTCGATAGCATCATCAAAAATATCTAGTGTAACATTTTTCTTTAATGCACCTTCGTATTCTTCATTTTCAATCATTGAGACTTGTATTTTATTTATTGCCATAACTTTTCCCTTATTGATAAGTTCCTATAAACATAATTTTGAAATCTGCGTTGCCACCAAACCTATTTCTTAATGTTGCTGTAAATGAGTTAGAACCACTTTCAACACTGTATTTTCCATCTGTATTTGTTGTTGCATAATAAAGTGTATCTCCAACCATAAGTGTTGTGCCACCTATATAATCATGTTTGTAAATGGCAACACGACCATAAGTGTAACTACTAACAATTATCAAACCACTACCATTTGTAACTATATTCTTTGTGGTATCATCAGCCATAGTTGTAAGAAATGTTGATGTTCTAAAACCAAAGGCTTTATTTGTAGCTGACATAAATGCTTGGCTGTCTATAGCTACTTGTCCAAATCCACCACTTGAACCAAAATAAAGATTTCCAGATTGGTCACCTAGTATCTGGTTGGTAATAAGGGTGTTTTGAAACATATCAATTTGACCACCTCTATTTTGACCTTCTAGCTTCATTGTTGCATAGCTATTAGAACCACTGCTTTCTATATGCAGTTGATGAGAAGGGTCGTTTATTCCTATTCCTACTTTACCATCACCAGTAATCCTCATTTTTTCAGTAAATGAAGCACCACTATCTCTACATTCAAAAGAAAAATCTGCTCCACCTTCATCTGTTCCATTGGAAAGTGCTTGTATTCTTGCACAAGCAGTATTTGAAGTACCAGCATCAAACATAATGCCACCAATAAAACCACCATCAGCAACACTTGTACTTGTTGTGCCAATAGAAAGAGCTGGTCCTGTTGAACTTGAATTTCTTATATCTAGTGAACTTAACGTACCAAGAGAAGTTATATCAGTTTGTGCTGGATTAACCTTTGCTGTTGTTATAGCATCATCAGCAACTTTTGCTGTGGTAATATTTGCATCTGTTATTTTAGCAGTAGTTATAGCTGTATCGGCAACCTTTGCTGTCGTAATGTTGGCATCTGTAATCTTGGCTGTCGTTACAGCATTATCAGATAGACTTGCAGTTGTTATTTTAGATAGTGCCATTAATCAGCTTCCTCTATTGTTAGTTCTCCAGCATCAACTTGTCTTTTAATTTCAGCATAATGTGAATTATTAATATCTATAGGAACAGACCATACAGTGCCATCTATTGTTGCTTGAATATATTTATTATCAGTTCCATCATTAAAATTTATATATTTACAATCTTTATATTCTTTAGTCGTATTCTGCATCTGCTTTTACTCCTGTAAATTGTAAAAATGCTGTGCTACCACTTGTTGAAGCAGTTCCACTATAAATTATTTGAGTGTTTGGAAAATCTCCTGTACCTGCTACACTGTGACTTCCACCTGTTGAGTTAGTTCCTGCAACAGTTGGTGCTGCTCTCATTGTAGGTTCTAAAGGTATCGTCTGTCCAACAGGGTCACCATTTGCACCTTGATGTCGTATAGTTCCAACATTTCTAAAATATCTTTGACACCTTCTTAAATTATCTGCAAAACTTTCATGTTCAAAAGGTGTTGCAACCTCACCAACTTCTAATTGAACACCTGTTATAAACAATTCTCTATCTGTGCTATCAAAAAATGATGTTATACCTTCTGCTCTACTTGTTTGGCTTAATGCACCCCAACTTGTTTGTAATGTGCCACCTTGATAATTACTACCTGCGTGTAACCAAAAGTGTAAATAGATACTTGCTGTATTGTCTAATGTTACTTTTCCAGTAGTATCTCCGGGATAAGT